TGCGCTTACCTGCACGTAAGCACTATTGGGTAGCTCAGCTTATCAAAGCTAAGATTGAACGTAATCAAACGTTTGAAAAGAAGAAAAAACTTAAAAAGGATATTACAAAAGAAGTAATTGCAACATCACCTGTAAAGCTATCTCAATCAGCAGCTGAGCAAGCAGCTGAGAGACATGAATCACTATCAACACTTACTTCCAAGATAAAAGAATTAGATCTAATAATTGAGTATCTTGAGAAGGTGGAAAAGACAATGTCGCAAATGGGATTCGATATTAAAAATGCTGTTGAAATTATGAAGATGGAGCAAATATAATGATAGAGTTTGACTATAAGCCTCCTACCTCAAGACAACCTTGTAAGTTAATTATAAGGTGCTCAAATGCAGACGTGTTTGACAATATTCGTGAACACTTCTCTGTAGAGAATTCTAATGCTCGATTTGCGAGAAGATATAATCGATTTGCCTCAAGACGTAAATATATTATAACACCAACAGGGTCATGTGAGTTGGGATTATTCTGGGAGGTGAGACAATATCTAATTAAAAATCAAATTAATGAAGAAATAAGTATAACAGATAAATTATCCAAGGCTATTAAAGTTGGTATTGATATGGATTTATACTCTAATTTTAAATTTACATTGCGTGAATATCAAGAGGATGTAATACGAAAAGCCATGAAACTTGGAATGGGTACTTGCGTACTCGGTACTGGAGCTGGTAAAACCTTCACTACAGCAGCATTAATAGAGAACTTCTTTAGAGCTTCAAAAGATAAGGATACTTTTAAATGTTTAATGCTAGTACCTGATCTAGGGCTAGTAACTCAGACCTACGATGAATTTTTAAATTGTGGTACAACATATAAGCTTACAAAATGGACAGGTAATGATAAACCAGATCTTACGGCTAATGTAATTGTTGCAAATATTGGAATTATACAAAGTAGGTTTGATGATAATGATTGGTTGAAATATATCGATCTGTTAGTAGTGGACGAAGCTCATAAAATTACTGCTGATAATAAAATATCAAAAATTGTACAGCAAATTAAAACATCAAATAAGTTTGGATTTACCGGTACATTACCAGAAGATCAACTCAATAAATGGTCGATTATTGGAAAGTTGGGACCAATAATTTATGAAAAATCCTCGTACGAATTAAGATTAGAGAAATATCTTACTAATGTATCTATTAAAATTTTAAATATTAAATATTCTCCAAAACCATTTTTTAGAGGTCAAAATGCTTATAGAAACGAACTTGAATTTATCTATAATAATGATAGGAGAAATACTATTATTAAGTCACTCGTTAGTAAGTTACCTACAAATACTCTTATTATGGTTAACCATATTGCACATGGGGAAATTGTAATGGAATATCTAAAAACAATAGAAGGTAAAAAAGCTTATTTTATTAGAGGAGAAGTTGATGTGCAAGAGCGTGAGCGTATTAAACAGATTATGGAGAGAGAAACAAACGTTGTAGTAGTTGCTATTAGTGCAATCTTCGCTACAGGTGTTAACATTAAAAATCTACACAATATTATATTTGCATCAGGTGGTAAGAGTTTTATTAGAACGGTACAGTCAATTGGTCGAGGTCTTCGCAAGCATGACTCGAAAGACAAATTGATTATTTTTGATATAGTCGACAATCTCAAGTATGGTATAGCTCATGGAGAAAAGCGTAAACAAATTTATAATAAGGAAAAAATAACATATTCTGATGTTGATATATCCTAGTAATGGTATACTATTATATATAGCATAATGAGTAAAGAGGAATATTATATAAAACCAGCAGAATTTAAAGAAAGTTTACGTAAGTATTATGACTCTGACATTCTAACTGATGACCTAGCTGAAAATATTAAAAAAATTGCTTATGGTTTGAGCTATAACGGATCGTTTATTAACTATAGTTATAAGGATGATATGATTGGAGATGCATTAATTAAAATGTATTCTGCCCTAAAACATAAAAAGTATAAGTTTGAGAACAACTCTAACCCCTTCTCATATTTTACTACTATAGCTTATCATGCATTTATTAATCGTATCAAGAAAGAAAAAAAACACCATCAAACTATCACTTCGTATAAAGAGAAGGTTTATGAAGAATATATGACTGATCCTAACAATACTCACGGTAATGTTTATGTGAAGCCTATCGATGATGATTCCGACTATTAAAAATAATAAGATTGCTATTTTTAGTGATTTACATCTGGGTGTACACTCTAATAGCTCTGAATGGCATACTTACGCCATTGAATGGGCTAATTGGTTTCGTGAGGAGTGTCGAGATAAAGGCATTAAAGATTTAATTTTTTGTGGTGATTGGCATCACAATCGTTCAGAGATATCAGTGAATACATTACAAATATCAGCTGATATTTTAGATATGTTTGAAGAATTTAATCTTATTGCAATAACAGGTAATCATGATATTTATTATAAGCACAGGACAGATGTAAATTCATTATCTATTTTTAAAAATAGAAAGAATGTTACAATACTAGATCAATATCAAACGTTAGAAGCTTTTGGCAAAAAAATATCTTTTTGCCCTTGGAATACATCGATAAAAACTATCGAAAAGAGTGATATTATTTTCGGGCATTTTGAAATTGAAACCTTTAAAATGAACACTTTTAAAGTGTGTGAAGAAGGTATTAGAGTTAAAGATCTTCTTAGTAAATCTTCATTAATTATTTCCGGGCACTTTCACACTAGGCATGAAAAGAAGTTTGGGGCCGGTACAATTCTATATGTAGGTAATCCATTTCAAATGGATTTTGGTGATTCAGGTAACTGTAAAGGGTATCATATTTTGGATATCGATACCTTAGAGTATGAATTTTTTGAAAATAATGTTTCACCATGTTATGAAAAAATTACTCTTAATGAGTTAGTAGAGGAAGGTGACATAACTCCTGTTATAAAAAACAAGATTACTGGTAATATTGTTAAACTAAAAATTGACAGGAATATTTCTCAAGAGGATATGGATATTCTCACTTCTGTGTTTAACAAGTTACGTCCGGAACAACTTTTAATAGATTATGATATTAATTTTAATCGCATTTTAAATAATAGAGATGATGTTGAAGATTTATCAGGTGTTGATATTGAACAAGCTATTGAGGAGTTTATTATGACGATGGATTTAGATGATTCTAAGGCTATAATTGATTATACATTAGGGTTGTACGAGCGTTGTAAATAATGAAGCAAGTTAATTTCCATCGAGTTGCAATACAGCATTTTTTGTCTGTAGGTGAAGAACCTGTAGTTGTAAACTTTACTAAAGGTTTGCATATTATTACAGGTATTAATAAGGATAAGCTTGATAGGCGTAACGCTATTGGTAAGAGTACAATAGCTGATTCAATATATTTTGCTATATTTGGCGATACGTTACGTGAGTTGAGAAAAGATCTCATACCAAATAATATTACGGGCGGCAGTACTCATGTTGAATTAGACTTTGAGGTTGTAAATTCTAAGGAAACAAATCAGTATAAAATTATACGCAAATTAAATCCATCTAAAGCATTTATTTTTAAAGATGGTGTGGATGTAACACGTGATAGTATTTCTAATACAAATAAATTTATTTGCGATGTAACAAGCGCTACTCCAGCTATTTTTCAAAATTGCGTTATTATGACCGTTAATAACGCAGTACCTTTTATGGCGAAAAGTAAAATCGAAAAACGAAAGTTTATTGAGGATATTTTTGGCATGGAGGTGTTCAGTCAGATGTTATCACATCTCAGGAATGAATATAACGATTTGAAACGTGAGTATGATATTTTACAAACAACTTTAGTAGAAGTAAAGAAACAGAATAGTAATTATGTCGAACAGAAAAAAATAACTCTTAAAAAAAGAGAAGAACAGAAAAAGGTTTACTTAGAGCGACAAGAACATAATATTAGTGAAAAGAGTAAACTTGGCAAGTATTTGGATGAGTTTGAGGATATAGATATTTCTAAAATTGAAAATGATATCAACCAGTATAACAAAACTCTCGGTGCTATTGAAGATAAGATTAACGAAAAGACAGTAGAGGTAAGTACATGTAAAGCTGAATTATCTCATTTTAAATCTACATATGATAAAATAGGTACAGATATGGCTGAGTGCCCGGTTTGCTTACGTTCAATGGCAGATCATGACGTGGAGTATGTGGAGAAAGAAAAGGAACTACTCAAAAAGAAACTTATAAAGTTAGGGGAGAATATTAAACTACTAAACGAAGGTTTGGATAAAGCTAAAATAGCAAAAACGAAATGTTCAGAGGTGATACAAAAATATACAGCTGATCTTTCAGATGCTAAATTGACTAATCAAAAAAAAGATAATATTCAGCAACGCATTAAACAACTTAATAATTGGTTGGATGAGTTAAACGTAGATCTTAAATCAGTAGATAGTACAGAAACAGATTTCGATAATTTAATTGTCGAATCTAGTAAGAGGTTGGATGAGGTACAAACAAGTGTCGATAAATTTAGAAAGGATATTTCAAAATTAGATATTGTTAAGTATATTGTTTCTGAAGAGGGAGTTAAATCGTTTATTGTACATAAATTATTGGAACTATTAAATAGTAAAATGCTAACGTATTTACGTAAGCTTGATTCCAACTCTATATGTATTTTTAATGAATACTTTGAAGAGGAAATTACTAATGAAAAAAATAAAATTTGTTCTTATTATAATTTCTCTGGCGCTGAACGTAAGTCCATTGATTTAGCATGTCTGTTTACATTCTCTGACATGAGACGACTTCAAGGTGGGGTTAAATATAATGTAAGTATTTACGATGAGCTATTTGACTCGTCATTTGACGAAAAAGGTATTGAGTTAATAACTCAAATACTACAAGAGCGTACTGAAGAGCTGGACGAATGTTCTATCGTAATTTCTCACCGTAAAGAATCTATTAAAGCAGTGACAGGAGAAGTTGTATATATCGTTAAAGAAAATGGTATTTCTCGTAGAGTGGATTATATTGAAATATAGAATAATTAATTAAAATGTTTAGATCATCACCTTTCCCAGAACCGTTCGGTAGTCCTATAGCGCGGCCGTTTGGTACGTCAGCACCACAGCGTAACTCTAAACCGGAAAGACCAAAAGAGGAATCAATGCCTAGATTTGTAAACTACTTGGCGGATTATTCTGGATGCGGTCATTGGCGTATTTTATGGCCAGAGAATGTCATAAATATGACACAACGTGGTATTAGTCAATCTACTACAGCTATGGTTGGCGACCCTAGATGGTATCAAAATGTTAAAGCTGTTAAGCTTCAGCGACAAGCAGCTCCAGCTCAATTAGAGTTCGTCAAGCACCTCAAGGAGATTCAAAAGAAATATGATTTTAAAATTATCTATGAAGTAGATGATGTTGTCTTCCGTGAAGAGATTCCCGACTATAATAAGTTTAAATTTGCATTCGATACAGATGAAGTAAGAAAGACTGTAGTAGATATTATGGACTTATGTGATGAGATTACTTTAACGTGTGATTTCATGCGCAAGTTATTCCAGTCAAAACTCACTAATCAAAAGGTAACAGTCATACCTAATTTTGTTCCATACAACTGGATGGGGTATTTATATAATCCTAGACGTATTCGATCCGCGTTTCAAAAGAATAAGCAAAAGCCGCGAATTCTTTATACAGGATCTGGCGCTCATTATGATGTTATGAATAAGACAAATGGTGAAGATGATATGTCTGCAGTAAATCATATTATTCGTAAAACTGTTAATAAGTATCAATGGATATTTGTGGGTGCATTTCCACCACCACTACAAGATTTAGTTAAGTCTGGAAAAATTGAGTTCTATACGTGGAAGTCACTTTTAGAGTATCCTCAATTTATCAATAATTTAGATCCGCAACTTATGGTTGCACCATTAGCAGTTAATAACTTTAATAACTCTAAATCAGATATTAAATTTATTGAAGCCTGTACAATGGGTATACCGTGTTTATGTCAAGATATGCATACATACTCTAATGCACCGGATGATCTTAAATTTAGTACACCGGAAGACTTTGAACAAAAAATTGACTGGATTGTTAACTGGAAAAATCGTAAGCGATATTTTAGTAACATCGGAAAACTTCGTGAAATTGGCGTTGATCGATTCCTAGAAAAACCAGAAAATATTGGAGCGCATATGGAAGCTCTTACAACGGAATATGGTTCACCAGAGCGTAAATACCTTAAAAAGTGGAATACCTGAGGAACTTCACTATAATGGTATCAGATGTACCGCAATGTAGTATATAATAGTCGCGAAGGAACGGTCACTTTGTTTGGTTGGAATGAAGCAGGTGATCGTATACGTAGAGAGTGCACTTTTGAGCCTTATCTATATACGGAGGATCCGCGTGGAGATAAAACCTCTATTTTCGGTACAAAGGTTAAGAAGAGATCATTTAATAATGGCTACAACCGATATAAATTTCTTCAAGATTCTGGGGTAAAACGCGTTTTTGAGAATACACCGCCCGCTCAGCAATTTCTTCTTGATATGTATTGGGAAGAAAACGAAAAACCTGAGTTTAACAGTAATCCTATTAAGTACTGCTTTCTAGATATCGAGACCTACGATCCACCTGTTCATCACCCGGA